AAGGAGCGCCTATGATAACACCTACGCCTCCGCCGACAAGTCCTTGCTGTAGTCGATCTAAAACGTCACCTTCAGCCGCACCGGCTCCATACAATGCACCACCCGTGCCACCCCTGACAGCCCCACGAACCATAGGTGTTGCCTTAGCAAGAATCTGAGGTGTCTTAAGAATACCTGCGGGTGAAACTAAAGCTCCTGCAAGCTCTTGTGCTAGGGCTGACTTTGGATTCTCTTCAGCATAGGTTCTCATTTCATTTCTAATAAGCTCAAGATTCTGTGCATAGCTTTGGTCGCCAAAGAGTGATCTAAGACCTGCCTCCATTTCATCAGCAGTTGCAAAGGTAGCCCCTTGGAGAAAGTTACGAACCATTGCTTTAGCCTGAGCCGGATTAGAGGATACCGATGAGTCATCTTGCATCATCATTGTGTCAGGATCAACCATCTCTGGGGTAGGTTCTTGTTGTAATACCGGAGAAGGTTTAGGTGGTTCTGCAGGTTGCTCAGGGGTTACTTGTTGTTGTTGTTTCTGTAGAGCAAGCCTAGCTCGTGCAAGGGCTATTGCCTGTTCTTTTGTCACTTGTAAGCCTCCATGAGAGCTTGTTTAGTTGCATCGTCTAAATTAGGCCATCCTTGCTGAATATCTTCTGGCAGTACAGATATATCAAACTCAGGTTCTTCTGCAGGTTCCAAAGGAGTATAAGAACCATCAGGATTACGTGTAGCTGTACGGAATGGAATTAAGTCACCTAGACCCTCTTTAATCAATTGCTCGTCAGACAAGTCATTTGCGACTGCTTCTACCGCAGAGCGATAGATATCCTTAACTTTATTAAGACCTGCTATTAACTGCCCAGAAGTCATATTTGGATTCAATGGGGTAATCGAACTCTGCAGTGCATAGAGTTCCTGAAGGGCAACCTGACCAAGAGCACCACCAGTGGGTGATTCGTCACGCATCTTCTGAAGTCTGTCAAAACCAATGTTTGCCCTGATGGTTGTCAGTTGCTCTGTTAGGGCTAATCGACTTGTTTCAGCACTAATGATACCGCCTGAGAGTCTGCCAAGTTGCTCAATGAATGCACCACCTTTGCCTGTGGCCCAGTTCTCAGGGTCTTCGGCAATCTCAATGGCTAGGTCAATGGAAGG